AACCATAAATTTATTTAAATTATTTTGATTTAGGGTATTGCATATCGCTGCGATATCAAATACATTAACGGAACTGGCACTACAAACCAGTCAATCTACCGAGAAACAGGAGATCTAAAATGACCAAATATGTAGCTTACTTTCGTGTATCAACCACCAAGCAAGGTCAATCAGGCTTGGGTCTAGAGGCTCAACAAGACGCTGTAAAGCAATACGCTGACAGCATCATCCATTCATTCACCGAGATCGAATCAGGCAAGAACGATAGCCGCATCCAGTTGGCAGCAGCTATTGAGTTATGCCGTACTTCTGGCGCATCTTTACTGATCGCCAAGCTTGATCGTCTCAGTCGTGATGCAGCATTCTTAATGACCATCCGCAAGTCTGGTGTAGATATCGTGGCAGCTGATATGCCTAATTGCTCTACCTTGGAATTCGGCATTAAGGCAGTGTTTGCACAGTATGAGCGTGAAGAGTGCAGCAGACGTACTAAAGTAGCTTTGACAGCAGCCAAGGCTCGTGGTGTAAAGCTTGGCACAAAGTCACCAGAGATCAGTTCAGCAGCTGGTGTAGCAGCTCTGCAAGCTAATGCAGATCAGTTCGCACAGAAAGTATTGCCAATCATTCGTGACCTTAAAGCAGCTGGTTACACAAGCTTGCGTCAGATCGCAGCAGCATTGACAGAGCGCCAAGTACAGACAGTTCGTGGCAGCATTAACTGGTCAGCATCACAAGTATCCAACATCATCGCTAGGGAGGCAGCATGAGCAAAGCGGATATAGATTTTTTATTTGATGCTTTAATTGCAGATACCGATGCATTAGAAGATGCAAAGATGACACTAGAAGTTATCAAGAAAACTGCGCCAGATATATATGATGAAATTATTGATAGCTCAATTTTTTTAATTAATAAAGCATTAAATAATTCTGTTATGAGTGTTATAGCAAGAATTCTTAATGATGAGGACTGGTACATAACTAATAAGGAGAGAAAATAATGGATCACAAAGACATAATGGATAACGTCATCATCGCCATCGGCATAGCAGTTTTAGTCGCAGCTGTAGCGGGGTGGCTATGAGATCGGCATGGGATATACCTACAGGTAAGCAGTTAAAGCTAGATATCATGCGCCACCATGAGGAAACCAAGGCTGAGTATCTAGCAGCCGCAAGATCCTTTGCCATCGACTACAGCAGAAAGCATGGCAGCGTTAGCATTAATGAAGTAAGGGAGGCTGTGCCTGTGCCGGATGATATCCATCCAAGTGTACTTGGCGCTGTCTTCAGAGGGCATCAGTGGCAGCCTAATGGCTACACAGTAGCAAAGCATTCGAGCGCTCATGCTCGTACAATCCGCACCTATAAATATCTAGGAGACATAATATGGTGAAGAATATTATTGAAAGATTTAATAAATTTGTACAGCCATTACCATTTAGTGGATGTTGGATCTGGATGGGCAGCATTCATCCAGAAGGATACGGTAGATTTAGAGTTGGTAACACGACTCTAGGGGCGCACAGAGTTTCATATCGTTTACATCGTGGAGATATAGGCAATATGTCTGTATGTCATACCTGTGATGTGCCATCTTGCGTAAATCCAGATCATTTATTTCTTGGTACTAACATAGATAATATAAAAGACAAACAAGATAAAGGAAGAGCAGCAAAAAAATTAACTAAACAATCTGTATTTGCAATGCGTGATGAATTAAAAAACGGAGCCACATTAAATTCAATGGCTGAAAAATATAATGTTAGTCGTGCAATGGTTGTGCGAATCAAACATAACAAAAACTGGATAGGAGAATAACTATGGTTGGAAAAGTCACACCCGATACAATCCTGTCAGCCAGTAGATTACCTGCTGTGATGGGCATGAGTAAGTACCGCAGCCCTAACGATGAATTGCAAGTTAGTCTAGGGGCAATTAATGGGAAAACTCCACCTAATATTTCTAATGAGGCAATGGACTGGGGCAACCAGTTGGAGCCTATGATCTTGGCTGAGACTGCAAAGCGCCTAGAGTTATCCGATCTCCAGCTAATTCATGAAAAGCCATACTTCCACGAGTCCATACCTTTGTGCTGTTCGCTGGATGGTCTAGCCGATGGACGTAGCCAGTTGATCAAGCATGATCCTGATGCAGGTATCTATGTGATGGGAGCGCCAAGCATTGTGCTGGACGGACTCGGAGTGCTAGAGGCAAAGCTCACAGGCAATGCACCAGAGGAAGAGCCACCACTGTGGAGAGGAGCTATCCAGTTACAGGCTCAAATGGATATCATGCAAGCTAAGTGGGGCGCTGTAGCTACACTGTACCAAGGCACTAAGCTACGTATATTTTTATTCACTCCACACCAAGCCACACTGGATCGCATTAAGCAGGTAGCACTAGACTTCCAGAATCGGCTGGAGATTTACAAGAATGAGCATAGGATTGAGGCATTTCCTGCACAGAATAGTAAGGACGCAGACAGAATGTATTCGGTAGCAAGCTCAGAATCTGAGCCAGTAGAGCTGGATGATGCAGCAGCTGAGTACGCTAAGTTAATCCTTGAATGCAAAGCAGAGATCGAGGCACGTACTGAATTAATAAACCAGTGCGAGACACAACTCAAGGAATTGCTACAGGATAAACCTGTTGGTATTGCTGGTAAGTACAAAATCAATTGGGGTATGCGTAACTACAAAGCCCAGCCTGAGAAAATTACACCAGCCAAAGAGGCATACTCGGTGCGCCAATCTACATTAACAATAAAGGAATTGTCGTGAATATAAATGATGGCACTTTAATCAAAGCTAGACTAGAGGCAGCCAAGGCAGTTCAGGCAGCAATAGACTATCCGCTGGAAGACAGATCTCTGTTAGCAGTGGACGCTATTGTGGCTGCAACTCTCGCAACCATTCAAGCATACATGGGAGGTCATGATGTCAGAGATCAGTAAGTTTTCAGAGCTACGCAAAATCGATGTGTCTGGAATCCAGTAATGGATCACAGGAATAAGGCAGTAGCTAATCCTGATGCCTTCCAAGTTAATACCGCTATGCAGCGCTGTCTAGCCAAGGCTATTGCTCTGCATGGGATAGGCTTATACATCTACGCTGGTGAGGACGTACCAAAGGATCAGGAATCAGCCAATCCACTGGATGCCATTAAGCCTGTGGTAGTGGCGCCAAAGCCTGTGGTTACTGGTGGAGAATGGCATCTCATGTATCCGAATAAACCTGATCCGGCAAAAAGCTTTGAGACTTCTGATCAGTGGGAGGACGAGTACAATTCCACAGCCATGAAGACAGCTAAGTCTGGTAGCTATACGCACCGAGAGCGCATGACTAAATTGCGTGAACTCAAAGAGGCTAACCAAGCTACGCTAGACAAGCTTGATCCAGTTCGTAAGCTTTGGCATGGCAAGCAATACGCTGATAGACTAAAGAGTCTTGGCGCTGCTATGCCACCAGCCCAACCAGAAGTCGAGCCAGTAGCAGAGTAAACCACAGGCACAGGATTATGCGTATGGTCTTGTGCCTGTCTTATCGATAATTAATTTCTGACCACGAGGTTTAGCATCAGCCGTATTAGGAATAGACACATGAGTCCACCTGTCAAACTCTCGTATGACCTGATCAAATGGAAGACCAGCTGCGATGATCGCTTTCACAACTTCATCAGGAGTCATTTGCGGAACTCGAATATCAGCCGCACATCCAAGCCTGTGCTGACTCTTATCCGAACTCCCTACGGCATCATTTACTTCCTTACACCTGAAGGCACTGTTTACGATAATAGGCTTGCCGCCTGTTACAGTTGGCGCATAAAATTTGAAACCTGTCTTTAGGAAAATTATTCTTAATCAAATATCCATACAAACTATTTCCAGTAAAACGTCTACCAGTACCGCCAACGTGTTTATGTCCATCATTGAATACATGATCAATATTTAATACAAGTGGATCTGATTCATTGCATTCACAGCATTTATTACCATACGCTGCAAGAACTTTAATTTTATTTTTCCACCTAAGAATTTGATGTTTACGATTAATAGATAGGAATACATCTGGATGGAGCCAATGCTCTTTTCCATTACTATCATATCCATTTAAAATATATCCATCATCACGAATATATCCACGCTTTAATCTCACGTTTTATTTTCTCTCTTCCTCTAGTATCATTTGACAGGCTGTTAGTTGGTAGACAATTTGGTCTGCTCGCTCTGCTTCAGTTGCAAGATCTCTGACAAATTCTTCAGGAAGGTAGCAGATTGTTTCTGGCTGATTGCCGCTGGCACTGGTGGTAGCTTCGGGCAGTCCGTTACTATTGTTTGTACCCTTGGCGCTTAGCCTCCACAGCTCTAAATTGTGCAGCCTGTCTGCGCTCAGTAGCTATGGCTGCGTCCTGCGCTTTCTTGATAGCGAGTGCAGCCTGTGCATTGGCTTCTGCTTTCTCTGCTTGCCACTCAGCCTGTATGACAGCCTGTCCTTGCCTGTGTCCGTAGAAGTAGGCAGAGATAGCCACCAGTAGCATAGCCAATACGATCCATGACCTAGGCATTCTCTTCCTTCCCTGCTTTGATTGATTCAATCTTTTCCTGACCACGAGTCCAAGCAGATATACCAAGGATAGCCATGAAGGTAATATGTATGAATCCACCTGATTGCAGAGTCAGTGAAGTCCATTCTCTGAATGCATCATTGGCTGCTTGCGTTTCCCAAAATTGTACGATAGTCCAGAAGACAGGAAAGATTACAAAGTCGCACAAGCAAATAGCCATGTAAGTGATAGCCATCATTGGTCTCCACTTCTTGGTCATCCAATCATCATTGTTCATTGACTACCTCCCTGATTAAACATCCACCGAATAAACCACGCAAACCCTGCAATG